CACACTAAACCCGGCCCGGCTGAGGGGTATGAGCCGCGCTCACCGCCTATGGTGGAGCGCGGGGGGAGCCACCGCACGGGTGGCATGACTATTAGGCTGCTTTAGCCGCGATGAACGGCCAACCGTTGTTCACAGCCAAATCGACTTCGGCGCGGATGTACCCCTCACTGCCGTTCTCACCCTCCGGGTAGCGGGGGGTGTCGGTGATGGCCTGGTATACGCTAATCTCGTCTTCGGCCTCAAACGGCGCATCATAGGGCTTGGCGGAGACGCGGACGACAACGAAAATATCGGTGCCCTTAGTCTTGAGCATCTGGAAAATCTCGTCGCCCTGCGGATCAGCCTGCCCCGGCTTCGTCTTGTTGAACCAGCGGAACGGTACGAGCTTACCCTCAAAGTTGGCCTTGCCGAACGTCTTAGCGTTGGAGTCCTCACAGAGGGCGGCCATGCCGTCGATAGTCTCGGATGCGGCCGCACCAACGTGCGTGCCATCCTTCAGCAGGCGGCACGATGCGTCCTTGCCCGCGTTCAGCTCGGTGATGGTCGGCGCCTCCGGGTTTTTGATGCCACCGGCGGGAATGAGAACAAGCTTTGTTTTAGCACCTGCAAGGGTGCGGCCCGGGGGGACTGCCATTAGTTCTTACCTCCATTGTTGGTTGCCTTGGGGTCTATTTCTGTGACCGGCTGCACGCGCCCCTCGGTTGAGGGCAGGTCGCGGTACAGGCCGGGGAATAGTTTCAGGTAGTGCTCGGGCACCTCTACGATCAGCCCGGTCACGCTGTGGGCTACACGCACGAATCCGTCCATGCTGCTTTCACCTTTCGTTTATTGTGTTGTGAGACGCCACACCAGGGGGACGTATGCCCGGGCGGGTGGTGTCGTTGTGTCAAATTCTGGGTACGCGGTCTGCTGCTGCGGCTCGTCCGGCCTCACCTCATGCCCGCCTACGGTGAGGCCGGTGAGGCGGCCCCGCACCTCTTCCGATAGGTGCATGACCGTGTTCACGTCGGCCCCTACTAGGGTTGTCTGGATGGTGAGGGTCTGTGAATCGCGGTCGGCGCACCCGGCGACGCTCCGCATGGCGTCAATCCCCGTGGGCTGCGAGACCCACAGGAGAATGTAGGGTTTGGGGGTGCGGCCGTCACGGTAGAGCGGCACATCGGCTGGGATAGTACCCGTGTACACTGTGGTGTTCTGGATGCCGTCTAGGGCGGCGGTGAGGGCCTGTATTATCTCCGTTATCCGCATCAGAAGATTTTCCCCCCTACCTCCAATAGCGCCTTTTCTACGGATGGTATGACCGCGTCGGTTGCGGGCCTCATGTACGGTCTGGGCCGCATGTGCACGGTGCCGTACTCAACGAAGCCCGCGTATGCTGCCCCGGCGGTGATCGCGTACTCTTCGCTGCTTACCCGGCGGGGTTTGATGGATGCCCGCAGGTGCCCGGTGCGGATGGGTGCTATCACGGCCGCCTGGGCCGCGATGTCCCCTGCACCTTTCGCTAGCACCTGTTCGGTGCGGGGCCTCACCGCCGCTAGTTTCGCGCTGATGGCGGCTAGCTCGGTGATGTCTACACTTTTAGTCACCGCGCCCCCCGTTTTCTTGTAGCGGGTCTGTGCATACCAGGTCGCGGCACGGCAGCTCCGATCCGTAGAGTATCTGCCGCACTGTGAGTTCGCGGCCTACCGTGCCCGGGTCGTCGCTCCCTGTGATGCGCACTACCCAGCCGACGCGGGGCCGCTCAACCCGCAGC